TTAATATTTCAAAATGTGTCCCATTCGTGCCTGCTTGGTTTTCAGGTAGAACAAATCATGCGCTGTTGCCGCCATCTGGATCGGAACCCGTTCGGAGATTTCCAGCCCAAACTCGGAGAGCTGATACACCTTGTCCGGGTTATTGGTCAGCAGGCGCAGACTCTTGACGCCAAGCTCCCGCAGGATCTGCGCGCCGAGGAAATACTCCCGCTCGTCCCCGTGGAAGCCCAGAGCCAGATTGGCCTCCAGCGTGTCCATGCCCTGCTCCTGCAATTCGTAGGCCCGCAGCTTGTTGATGAGGCCGATGCCCCGGCCCTCCTGCCGCATATAGAGCAGGATGCCCCGGCCCTCGTTTTCGATCTGGGTCATGGCGGCGGCCAGCTGTTGTCCGCAGTCGCAGCGGAGAGAGCCGAAGGTGTCTCCGGTCAGACACTCGGAATGAACCCGGCAGAGAACGTCCTTCCCGTCACCGATGTCGCCCTTCACCAGTGCGACATGGTGCTCACCATTCAGACGGCTCACAAAGCCGTAGGCTTTGAAATCTCCGTATTTCGTGGGCATATTTACCGCTGTGACCTGATCCACCAGCTTTTCGTGGCACTTGCGGTACGCCTGCAGGTCCCGGATGGTAATGAACTTGATGCCGAACCGCTCCGCCAGCGTCATCAGCTCGGCGGTGCGCATCATGGTGCCGTCCTCCCGCATGATCTCACAGCACAGGCCGCATTCCTTCAGCCCCGCCAGACGGCACAGGTCAACGGTGGCCTCCGTATGGCCCTCCCGCTCCAGCACGCCGTTTTTCTTCGACAACAGCGGGAACATATGGCCCGGTCGGCGGAAATCCTCCGCCTTCGCGCCCTCCTCCACGCAGGCCATCGCCGTCACGGAGCGCTCGGCGGCGGAGATGCCGGTGGAGGTGGAAATGTGGTCGATGGACACCGTGAAGGCCGTTTCGTGGTTGTCGGTGTTGTTCTGCACCATCTGGGGGAATTGCAGCTTGCGGACAAAAGCCTCCGACATGGGCATACAGATCAGGCCCTTGCCGTGGGTGGCCATGAAGTTGATGTTCTCCGTGGTGGCAAACTCGGCGGCGCAGATGAAATCGCCCTCGTTTTCACGGTCGGGGTCGTCTGTGACCAGAATGATCTTCCCCTGTCTCAGATCCTCCAGTGCCTCGGGAATGGTATTGAAATTCATAGTAAAAACTCCTTGTTAAAAGCCGCAGCGCAGCAGCATTTCTTTTGTGAGGGTGCTTTCGTTTGCGGGGGTATGCGGTTTCGTTTCTTCCGGACGCAGCAGCTTTTCGATGTACTTGCCCACCACGTCGGTCTCCAAATTCACCGGGTCGCCCCGGCGCCGCTGGCTCAGATTGGTCTGGGCCACCGTATGAGGGATGGTGGACACGGAAAAGCCCTCGCCGTCCACGGCGGCCACCGTCAGGCTGATGCCGTCGATGGCAATGGAGCCCTTTTCCACCACATAGCGCAATATCTCCGGCCCCGCGTGGACGGTGTACCAGACGGCGGTATCGTCCCGGCGGATGTTGGCAATGTGTCCCACGCCGTCCACATGGCCCGCTACGATATGTCCGCCGAAGCGGCCGTTGACAGGCATGGCCCGTTCCAGATTGACTACGCTTCCCGCCGAAAGTCCCGCAAGGGACGAGCGGTTCAGCGTCTCGTGCATCACGTCCGCCGAAAAGCCATCGGGAAAAAGCCGGGTCACCGTCAGGCAGATGCCGTTCACAGCGATGCTGTCTCCGATCCGGGTCTCCTCTAAATGTGCCGTTTATCATTAAGTGCGAAAGAGCTACTAAGCTCCGACGCACTTATTTTTTTACGCAGAAACGGAGGCGAGGCTATGAAATACGAGTGCTTAAAGCTCGAGGAGCGGCGGATTATCGAGGAAATGTACGCAAAAGGCGCAAAGCCGGGCGAGATTGCCGAGCGTGTCGGCAAGTGCCAAGCGACCATATACCGCGAGCTCGAGCGAGGCAAGACCGGGGAAACGGACTCCCGCTTTCGTCAAGGGTATAGCGCGGCGGTAGCGGAGGCTCGAGTAAATCGGTCGTACCGAAATAGAGGCCGTCGGAAAGCGGCTCAATAAGAAAGAGGAGGTTACTCATACCATGAACGGAAAAACACTCACGGCGGAACAATGCTCTAAGCTATCCCTTTATATCCTTATGACGACCAAGACCCGCGAGGGAGAGGCGGCGGCATGGGAAAAGCTCGCAGAGGAAAAGAACGAGGACGGCTCTCCGAAATACATACACGCCGCCGATAATGCTCGCTTTTGGAGAGAGCTCGACGCAGACCTCCGCGAAATCTTGCGGGAAATCGGAGAGACGATATGAACAACTTTCAGAGAATAACGGAGAGCCCGGAGTCGCTCGCGGCGTTCCTCGACTCTATCCCGGCGATTGAAACGCCGTGGGACGATGCTTTTCACCGGCTCTATTGCTCCTCGTGCTCGGCGGCGGATTGCGACGACTGCCGCCGCCCGGAGCGGGATAGCCCGCTATGGTGGCTCGGCCTCCCGGCGGCGGAGGCAGAGAAATGAACGCCGATTTTTCCCATACTTGCGAGGGGTGCGAGCACGTCGTTATGGAGCCGTGGGCGAAAGACATTATCTCCTATCGGTGCTTTGCCCCCGGCAGATGCAAGGGGCGCGTCGTCGGTGTGAAACGCTTTGACCCGTATATCCCGGCATGGTGTCCAAAACTGGAAAGGAGCCGCGAGAATGGATAAAACAGCATTATTGAAGAAAGTCCGCGCGCTTGCCGAGCACGGAGTCGGCGGCGAGGCCGAGAACGCCGAAAAGCTCCTTGCTCGCATGATGAAGAAATACGGCATTTCGGAGGAGGAGCTCGACGAGGAGACTCGCGTCCGCCACGACTTCACATATCACGGCGGGGAGGAAAAGAAAATCCTCCGGCAAGTGGTCTATAAGGTCACGGGCGGCTACGCATACGAGCTCGTATATACCGCGAGCGGGCGCAAGGTTAGAACTCAACTCGGCGCGGATTGCACTCCCGCCGAAAAGGTGGAAATTGAGTATCTTTTCGATTTCTATAAAAGGCTTTGGGAGAAAGAAAAGGACGCTTTCCTCGCGGCCTACATTCAAAAGCACCGTATTTTTGCAATACGCGCAGACGTAGAACCGCAGGAAATCAGCCGCGAGGAGGCTCTCAAAATGGGGGCTCTCATGCAAGGCATGAGCGACGAAAGTCCGCTACGAGCTATCGAGGCTTGATGATGGAAATATGCGGGTACAGAGTCCGCGGCTCCGGCGACTGCCCGAATTACGAACAAATGCGAGCGACTTTTGTTCGGCGCGGAGACTGGCTTAATTGCGCCGGGTGCTGTCAAATGTGCAAAGAGCGCCGCACTTGCGCGCTCGCTTGTGAAGAAGTCCGACAAATGTCTATTACCGATTTTACAAAGGAGGCCAAACAATGAGTGAAACGAGTTCGAGAGTCCGGCTTAAAGACGGCAAACCTCATTTACGTTGACGAGAAAGCGCCGGAGGAGATACGCCGCCGGAATATCCAACGGCGGAAAGAGTATTACGAGACGGCACAGGGTTATTATAACTCGATGCTCGACGTACTCGACCTCGCGTATCTGACCGTCAACCATGAGAAGATACCGCCGAACGTCCTCAAAGAGTGGGTAAAGCTCATTACGGACGAGCTCTCGCAAATCTCTAAAATCAAACGGAGCGATAAGGCGCGAGCTTAATCCTCCGCGTGATTAGGTTATATTCCGCATCGCCGCTAATTGGTGGCTCCGTTCTCCGAATGCGAGCAACTCCAACAATTTCGTGAATGTGAACACCGACGGGACAGTCAACAACAACAACGCGAACTATTCCCTCGGCTTCGCGCCCGGATTTTATATCGACACGGGGCAGACCGAATAACTCCTCACGGAGCGAAAGCAGTCCCCATATAAAAGGGGAATATAACCTCTCTGACGGCCTCGCGCCGTCGGACAAACATATACCGCGATACGGTTAGCCGGACGCTCCTTGCATGGGTGCGGAGTGCGTGTTTTCCGTGCTTTCATGGCTCGCCGTTACGCATTTTAGACAACACGCCGAGAAAGAAATGTACGAGGTATTTTTATTTTATGAACAGCGCAGAACGACGCGAGGCACGGTATCAGCGTCGCAAGGCCGCACGGATGAAAAAGAAAGCCGCCGCGCTCCGGGAGTACGGAGATTTCGAGACGGTTTTCTCATTCGAGCGGCTCTATGAGAGCTACCGCGCCTCCGTCCGTGGCGTTGGGTGGAAAGCGAGCACACAGCGATACAAAGCCGCCTCGCTTGCCAACGTCACAAAGACACACGAGGAATTGATAGCCGGGAGATACCGCTCCAAGGGCTTTTACGAGTTCGATATTGTGGAGCGGGGAAAGCCGAGGCATATTCGGAGCGTCCATATCTCCGAGCGCGTCGTACAACGGTGCTTGTGCGATTACTGCCTCGTGCCGATGCTCTCCCGGTCGTTCATTTACGACAACGGAGCGAGCTTGCGCGGCAAAGGGTACGATTTCGCCGTATCCCGGGTGACGCACTTTCTCGCGGAGCATTACAGAAAACACGGACGGGAGGGCTACGTCCTCGTATTCGATTTTTCAAAGTATTTCGATACGGCACAGCATGAGCCCGTTTTTCGAGAGTTCGAGCGGAGCGGCATCGACGACCGCCTCGTCGCGCTCTCGAAATATTTTATTCAGAACTTCGGCGACGTGGGGCTCGGCCTCGGGAGCCAAGTCTCGCAGATTGCCGCGCTCGCCCTGCCGAACAGGATAGACCACTATATCAAGGACGTGCTCGGCATGAAGTATTACGCTCGCTATATGGACGACGGGTGTATCATCAGCGAGTCAAAGGAAAAGCTCGAGATTTGCCTCCGGGAGCTCCGGCGGCTATGCGCCGAGCACGGTATCCGCCTCAATCCGAAAAAGACGCAGATTATCAAGCTCACGCGCGGCTTTACATTCGTCAAGGTGCGCTTTCGATATGGCGCAAATGGGAAAGTCGTTCGCCGGGCAACGTACAAGGGTATCCGGCACATGAGGAAAAAGCTACGCATTTTCCGGCGTTGGGTGGACTCCGGCAGAATGACGGCGGCGGACGTGGAAACGTCCCTCGTATCATGGCGGGGACACATGAAAAGATTTCACTCGTACCACATGGAGCAGAGCGTCGAGCGGCTCTATCGTGAATTATTCAAGGGAGGGTAAGCTATGGAATATGTCGTTTATCGGCGCTTTAAGGCCGAGGGCATCGACGGAGCCTTTAACCTCCGATACGGGACGACCGTAACGGAGCGGGACGGCTTTCTCTTTGCCGCTGACGGGCGGAAGATTTGCGCCGCAACGTCTGAAAACGGATGGGAGCATTTCAGACCAAACACGCCGGAGGGCGCGTACCGTCAAAAGATGCTCGACGGCCTCTATCACTATTACGGCAAGCACGAGGGCGCGTCGGACTTCGACCCGGAGAAATGGGCGGGGGCGGAAAATCTGTATTGGAAAAACCTCCTCCGCACGATGAACACGCAGGAACTCGAGGAGTTTTATAAAAAGCGGCTCGGAGAGCTGCCGAAAATGGAGGGATAACGTATGTATGCTATCAAAAGCGGCGGAAAGGTCGTCGGCTACTCCGATACCGTTGTCTATGTCCGCCTACACGAAAACGGGTGCTATGTCCCGTGCGACGAGGCGGAGGCCGGGGGCTTTTGCATCAAGACGGCAATCGACCGCAAGGACGAGGAGACGGGCGAGACGACGACATATCTCGAGGACTTCGTTTACGCTTTCGCGCCCGGCGGACTCCTCGGAATTGAGCCGGTCGGCTCCGTGGAGAATGTGAGCGGTACGCTCATGCTCGCCGAGAACGATAAAGTTCTCGATATTCTGTTAGGGGGTGCGGCGGAATGATTACCGTTGAAAAGGCGAAAAAGCTCCGGGCAATCATCGAGCGGGCAGTCGCCGCGCTCGAGCTCGACAACGAGGCCGCGCTTGAGTGCGTCGAGCTTTTCCCGGCATGGGAGAACGGCAAGGCGTACACCGTCGAGACAAGAGTACAATACGGCGGAAAGCTCTATCGTTGCGTACAAGCGCACACGTCACAAAGCGACTGGACTCCGCCGGTCGCCGCCTCTCTTTGGAGCGGCGTAACGGTAGACCCGGCAACCGGCTATGACGAATGGAAACAGCCGACCGGCGCTCACGACGCATACAAAAAGGGCGACCGCGTTCTCTTTAACGGCTCCGTGTATGAGAGCCTTATCGACGGAAACGCATACTCCCCGACGGCGTACCCGGCGGGGTGGAAGCTCATCGAATGAGCGCGGCGGTCTACACGGTCGAGCTCGACGGAAAAATCATAGCGCGGCGGGAGTCTCTCTTGTGGGTGAGGCTTGACGCTCCCGGCCTCTATGTCGTATGCGCGGAGGCGGAGGGCGAGGGCGTTATCGTTGACGGGGAGATTTACCACGTTCGGGGGTGTCCCGTATTGCCGGGAAAGCAGACCGTTAAACTCGATTATTACGAATTATAACGGAGGTTAAAAATGGACTATGTAGGAGCGATTATCGGAGTCCTCGGGACTATCCTCGGCGGCGTGTTAAGCTATGCCGCTTTTCATAGGAACTCGAAAAAGGACAGCGAGGAGGAGGGCAAGTCCTCCGGCACGATGCTAACCGAAATCGGGTACATTAAAGGCGGCATCGACCGTATCGAGCGAAAGCAGGACGCGCAGGACGCGCGCTATATCAGCATGGCGGAGCGTATGTCGGCGGTGGAGAGCTCGGCAAAGTCGGCGCATCATCGTATCGACAGGCTCGAGGGGCGCGAGGCGCGGGAGGACGGATAATGTCCGCCCGCAAAGGCGCGGCGCGGCGGCGGAAGTTCAAAAAATGGGCGCTCGAGGTATGGAGCTTTGCAAAGGGGTATCTCTCCTTTTCAAAGCTCCTCGTTTATGTCGTCCTCTATATCGACTACAAATCGACAATGACGACGCTCGACCTCTGCCGGATTTCCGTAGCCAACAACTACACCGGCTCGCTCCCATATTTGACCGCCCTTATCGCCTTTTTACAGGCCGCGACCGCTACCGTGCTCTCGTTCTCGCTCAATAAGAGCAAGGCCGAGAACACGACCGGCGGAATTACATACGACACGGCAACAAAACGAGATTGCTAAAGGAGGTAGCAAAATGAAAGAAATCATCGTAAAGCGGCTCGGCGCTCTCTTGAGCGTAAAGAGCCTCGTCACG